GGAGAGTGCTTCAAGAATTGGATGTCCTCAAAGATTTCACACTTAGTTATGTCAGCTAGGTACCCTATGTGAAACCAGGCAGCAATTATGTTCTCGGGATCATGATAATCATATCCTAAGATAACCATGACAATGAATATTATCAAATTAGCGATAGTATTCAATAAGGTCGTGATCGTACTGCCTGATTGCAAATACAGGTCCAACGGGGTCATCCATGCACATTCTTTGACACCGCCTCGCTGTGTGTCTGGATTCATGATCTTTATGGGTAGCAAGATCTGTCGGATGTAATAATCTATCAATTCGGGCGGTACACCAAACAAGCGCAGAATGAAGACGATGAGCTCCTCGGTGTGGGACAAATCACAACCCTTGATGTCTAAATTGTAAATTGAACGCTTTCCGTCTTTGTTCACAAGAAGGAAAGCGTCGTCACTAAAGACAACATAGAGCATCTCGTCTGGGCATGTGTAAGCATAGTTGAAAATGGCGTCAATGACGCTGGGGTCATTGGATTTCGCAAACATGAAGGCACAGTTGTTGAACCTCCATATCTCCGCAGCGACTGCTTCTTTAGCTTTATCACACCAAATGGCTCCAGCTAACGACCGTCCAACACCTAAATCAACTATAATACGCCCATACTTACCGAACTTCGCTAACTCAGCGCGCTTAAGTTTGTGTATAACCCACTTCTCTTCTTTCCCATTGTCCTCTCGATGCCAGTCACTACATCCTAATTGGCCTAACAATTTGATGAGTGTCAACACCTGTTCACGTAACAATCGTTTCTTGTGCGGTATCAAAACCACCTTAACAGCATCCTCAACTTCATCGAACTCATGATCCACATGCACGCCACTAAAGGCAGCATGCAACACATCAGAGTAACACCGGAGGGCGTCGCGCTGATTTTGGCGCAAACGCTGATCTAACCCCGGTATGTCTGCCTCGCGCACTCCCGTTAACCTGCGCAAAGCTTGTCTCAATGAGTGTGGCGTGTTCTTGTGGATAACGCATGAATGCACAAAAACTGGACCAAACAGAGTGCGGCAATCTGGGTCGCCAATCTCCCTAACGTCTAAAGGTGTGAAATTCAATTCACCGTTCCTGAAGGCTCTCCCCAACTTGAAACGACCATTACAAACATAAGCGTTCTGCACGTCGACCTCAACAGGGGCAAGAATCATGGGTGTAAAACACACAGGCCCATAGACTATTCTAGGAATACGGAATGTGGCGTCCATAACTTCTTTCCCACCGGCACGTACCTCTCTCCTTGGCACCACTTTCGAAGGCTCGGTTGACGCGTTCTTACAAGCTTTGACGCCAGCTTTAGACGCAACCGGAGCTATAGTGCCCAGGGCTACACTCGATTTTAATGTAGCTTGTGTGAGCGTAATCGTGTTGATGGCAGCCATTATGGAGCACGTGGTGATAGACAATGCATCCAAGTTGGTGTACTGCAGTCTGCCAGGTACGGCCTCATCATCTATCAGCTTGACAACGCTCAATAACGCGCGCGTCGCGGAGATGTGACCAGTGATCGAATGTAAATCGTCAATCTTCAGTAATGCAGATCCAAGCTTGTCTGTCACCAACCGTTGCACTAGTTTTGGAAAAATCAAAGCCTGTGTGCTAATCTGATAAACTCCGGACCTAGGCATAACTTCCAACTTGTGAGAGGACTTCTTAATCCCCACTCCAAAGAACCTTCCAATCATATTTGGTGTGCGAAGTTTTTCAGCCTTGCAAACTATTTTGGAAGGCATAGCGTCAATGCCACCATCCGTGGTTTCGATTTTCTCATTGTACACAATGCTATAAAACAAATCTTTCCAGTACTCACCAGGTTTGTCCAATGTGAGGCTGTTGTTTAAGTGTAGCGTCGTCGTTTGCACTGAGTCATATCCTAGTGACTTAGTGTGCGCAACCGGAAAATGGACAATCGTGAAATCTTTTGTGTGGTAAGTGACCAGCTTACCCCACTGCCGTTCGAATTCACGTGCCAGACTCGTGGCGATAAATACGGTGCGCTCTGACAACGACGTCCCGACTAATTTGGAGAATTCTGCCAAATCATTGATTTGCCGGGCTGTATGAATACCAAACTCTTTACAATACGCTCGAGCTTTGATATTCACATGTGTTAACACTTTTTCGGCTTCTATGTAGTACAAACCTAGCTCTTTCATCCCCTCACTCAAATTGTCTGTCACAAACTCATGTGTCCATTTTTGGAACAGTGCGTCCCAGTCATAATTACCTGAGCTCATGACATTAATGAGGGTGTTGCTGCCACTAATGATCGCATCATCAATCATCCCTCTGAGAGTTGGTGAAACTACAGAGTTGTTGGCTCTGAGAGTCGGTGAATTCTCAGAGTCTTTGATGGGCGAAGACACAGTGGCCGCTAGGCTCCATGGAATGTCTTCAGAAGTGCC